ATGCAAGAGGGGGTGTAAATTTTTTGACCCCCTCCCCCGGTATCTGCAAATATTCCCAGATCCTCAGCAACAATTACGAACGTCAACCCAATAATTGTGCTAAAGACCTGAAAATACTATGCAAATACCAGCCATTTGTTGTGTCCATTTGGGAAAATTATGGATGAATGGACACATTTTTCAAATGGGTACAACTTTTAACATGATAGTCACGATGTTTGTTCTTTAACCAGAACTTTGTATGCTTTATTCGCTAACGGAATAAGAGTATCTGCTTCATAATCGTAAACTTTCATGTGTAAGCCTAATGGATTCAGCTCTAAAAGCCTGTCAATTCCATAATTAACAGCATCATTGTATTCTTCTTCATCCATGTTTGATGAAGCTTTAGAAAAGTAAGCAACAATTTCGCTAGTGTTATAGTGCTTACTCATGTCATAAGACAACCATTCATCGAAATGAGTGAATGGATTGTATGGATTGTCAATAGTAGTTGCCATGCACTGACTCATTTGTTGCCTCCTTTCTTAGGATTCATGATACTGTACACAGAAGACGACGAAATACCAAGTCTATCTGCTATCTGTGCTGTCGTGTAACCAGAAGCGGACATAGATTTAGCCAAACTCTGCATGGAAGGTGTAATAGTTCTTGTATTACGAGGCGTTGCCATTGCACGAAGGTTCTCTGTTTTGGTGTTGTCTAAGATAGTACGCAGTCTAGAGTCTGAAATAGCTCCCGCCTGAATAGCTTCCCATTCTTTAGGCGTAATTTCGATCTGTTCCTTCCTAGCGTTTACCTTATCCCTTGCCGCTACAATAGCCTGTCCTTTATACTTTTTGATGTCGTCCTTATCCATGTCTGGATTAGCCTCTTTCTTAAGGGCCATTACCTGATTTGCAATGAGCTGAGCCTGCCTCTCTTTAGGTGCATTACCGAGGGCCTTCTTCAATTTGTCATTGAGGGAGTCCACCTCCGCCTTATACTCCTGGGCAGCTTCCTTACTGTACTTAAGGTTCGGAGTGGAGAGCCACTCTTTGCGTGCTGCATTGCCCAATGCCTTAATATCATTTGCATACTGGGCATATACACGCTCCATAGGCTGACCCGGATTATCCTTACTGCCACCAGAGGTCAGGGTAAAGGCATCATTGGTCTCAGCCATCTTGGTACTCTTCTGGGTCCGGGTTACTTCTTTGGTAAGGGACCCGTCCTTATAAGGCTGCAGGTCGCTATCCTGTACATATACCCGCTCTTTCTTTCCAGAAATATCATTTGAGCGAAGATAGTACCGCTGCCCGGTCTTGGGGTCTGTATTTAAAATGACCTCCCCGCCATCTTTAACCTTAATGCCTTTGATCTTCGCTTTTGTATACGTCTCATTTGTATACTCAAATATCTTTTCACCAGTCTTTGGATCGATAGACCCTTCTTTAGCTCTCCAATCCTTACGAACCGGAATATCATACTCAGAACTAGACCGCGAAATGATTGTTCCGGCTCCTGTGTGTCCGTTGCCATCGTCCTGGTACTTCTTTTTAAGCGAGGAAATATCATTGTCGATTTCACTCTGCTTGTAATTAAGCTTATGCTTTTCAGAGTCAATGATAACCATTGAATGACGAACTGCTCTTGCAATCTCATCTTCAGTAGCGCCTTTTAAGGTCATATCCGTGATCAGATTCGTAACCTTACCCATTTCGGTCTGCTTACGCTGAGAAGATATAACCTGCATTCCAGGATATCCAGGATACGCTTCCTTAGGATCAAATCCTTCAAGACCAGCCAACGGTTTTGAATTCTTAACCCTAACTTTTTCACTAAGAGGAATGACAACAACGGTGTCACCATCAAAGTCTGCTCCAGAAAGAATGCCTGCGGTATGGCTGTTAATGCCAATAGCGTCTGGTGCGTTGCGACCTATTGTTTTGTCTGCATCTGATCCGCTCTTGTTATTAACAGTCAACTCAGGAATTTCAAACTTTCCGCCATGAGGATATCTTATGAGAGCAACTCTCGTTCCATCCGGATAGTTAGGAGCGTAACACTCGTTGTTCTTGATGTCAGTAAACGGTAATATCACGTGGGTCTGCTGACCGGCAAACGGAGCAGCTTTTAAATCAACTGCTGCAGAATCGCAAGAATCTGCAAAATCAAGAAGAAGCTTCTTTTTTACTGTGGGATTCGTCAAATTGCAGATTTCTTCAAACTCGCGTTTTCTATCGTCAGCGGCTAACTTAAGCTGTCTTTCTGCAAGAGGAACCGGCTGCTTAGACAAGAACTGTGAAGCAAGGTTTTTGCTCCAAGTCTGCCATTCGCCTTCCTCTCTAACAACGTTACAAGCAGAAAGATGCTCTTTACCATCAGCTCCTTCATATTTTTTCTGTGTTACGCTAGCTCCAAAAGGATTGTCCCAGTTTACGTTTCCGTTCTTGTCGGTTTCCATGGACTTAAATACGTCCATCTTGTCCATTCCGAGATGCTTGTTAGTGTTAAATATAATGTCAACACCAGGCGGCATGTCATCTGAGTAAACGGCCATTCCTTTAAGGTACTTATTGCCTTCTACAGCAATCCTAACCTGTGCATACTGCTTTCCGCCAAGCGTTAAATCGTCAACGCCTCTTCTAAGCTGAATGAGACCATCTCTATCGATGCCACCTTCTTCGTTATAACGTACCTGAATTCTATCAGGATCAACAGCATGAGGCTTTTCAAGCCCAAGACCGCCAACGTCACCATTCTTATTAAGAACAACACTCATCTGTCCCGGAAAGCAAATATCATACCGGTTTTCGCTAAGCTCAGAATAGCTCACGTCAGGAGCTGTAAGAACAGTCATCGTAGTTTTATGGTTAGTTCCCATCTGATCGATCTGGATAAACTGTTTCTTATAGCCATCTTCTTCAAGAAGAGCAACAGCATTGTCTACTCTGTTCTTATTAACGCCAAATGCAATCTCAACACCAGGACCAATGTCAACGTATTTCTTGTCGTCAACGAGCTGCTTCAAAATATCAGCAGTCTGCCTATTAAGATTGGTTCTCTGAGCACGGCTTTCGTCAAGAAGACTTCGTACGGTAGACTCATTGATGCCCATCTTTCTGCCGATCTCGGAATTATTCAGTCCTTCTTCCTTGTACTTCTTGGCAACTGAAATGTCATAGGCACGTTTCTCTGCCTGAGCGTTAGAATACTTGGCTCTAAGCATCTTAATGGAAGGATTGCCAAACTTGTCTACAACGCCAAGCTGTTCAGCAATCTGTTTTTCAGTAAGACCGTCAGCTTTGCACCTCTGATAGCGGCTATAAAAGTCGCCATATCTCTGGTAAGGATTCTCACCGGATCCCCACGGATACCGTCCTGAATGACGTTTGGTTCCATAGTGCATCAAAATATCATTCATAGCCATTTCCTCCATCTAACTGATTCATGATCTGGTCAAAGTAAATGATCGTGTCCATGATCGGTTTGATCTCTTCTCCAGCAGGAGTCGCCTGCAAAATATCATTTCCCTGATAAATGCGAAGCTCATGGGAGATCTTGTTCGGATCAATCTTATTTTCTAAGCAATAAAGCGCATCATAGATCATGAGCTGTTCGATGTGTGTCGGACTTGTTCCGGTCTTCAGATCAAATATCATTAACGAGTTGTTCTGAAATCTGGTTGCATCAGAAGTGCCAAAGAAATTGTCTGAATAATAAACAACAGTTTCAGGATCCATCTTGAATCCAACAGCGTCATTTACGTACGCCATTACAGTTTCAACAGGAATCGACTTTAAGTTCTTAAGCAGTGTTCTACCAAACTTTGAAAGTCCATACTTGTCCGTGTAATACTTCTGAAATATAAATGTGCGAAAACTCTTCACGAGTTCTCTCTTACTGGAAACCTTATTTCCGAGTTCGATCTGGATTGCAGCCCAAGCGTGGAGCTCAGTACCAATCTGGGCCTTGTACTTTCCAGCAAGCTTTTCTTTGAATGTCTCTACATCATAGTTAAGCCATGCCGGTTGACTTGGACTAAACAGGGCGTGCTGTCCCCGAAGTTCTGAATGCTCGTTCCAGCTCATCAATTACTTCCTCCTTGTTCTCAGGATAAACAAATGCCGAGAAAGACAATTTGTTCATCTTCTCGACATAGTAATCTTGATTCGGCTGGTGATGTGCTTTCGCGCTTTTCTTCACTTCAAGAGCTGCCCATTTGTCTTTTCCAAGAACCATTAAGTCAGGAATACCCTGAATATAATTCGGATCGTTCTTCAAGACCATGCATTCAGGAAACCTTTCTTTAAGTTCCTTGATTAGTCGCTTTTGGAATTCACTCTCAATTGCCATAATTTACCGCCTTTCAAGCAAAATAAAAGAGAGATGAACGCCAAAATTGAGGCATTCTATCTCTCCTTCTATTATAGCATGTGATTTTCGCGCGAGGAAAATATAACAGGTGATTAGTCAACGTCGTAGTAAATACTGTCGTAAGTCTCTACCATGCAACTGCAGCACAGCGGCTGGCCGAACGGTTCAGGATCTAAACTACTAAACCGATCATCGTCCGGATGCTCTGAATCAATGAAGTCTAAGAAGTCACTCATCTCATCATCCAAGTCTATTAATTTTCCACAATCAGCACATCTTACCATTTTAGTCACCTCCCAAAATATAATAGCTTGTGAGGTGATTATACAACAAGTTTCTTCAAAACGCTACGTTTTCATCTCCCTACAAAACTCCTTTCATTAAAGTTCTTCTTCTGGCTAAGTGCTTTGTAAATAGCCAAGTCAATAGGTGCTCTACTTCTAAGCTTGTAATAATGCAAGTCTTTAAAAGTCGTGTTAAGTCTGTCAATCCTACCTTCTGCCTGAGCTGTCATTCTGTAAGAGTAGGACTGCGAGTAAAATATAATTGTGTCTGTAGTTATGCAGTTCCATCCTTCACACCCGGCGCTGTACTGCACAAGGTAAGCCCAGCAATCTCCTGAAGGTACATCAGAATGAACCTCGCCATTCCACTCGCCAATCGTAAAACCAAGTTCTTTAAACAGATCACGTAAGATGTTCAGTTCGTAGGTGTAGTTGTAAAAGACGATTACCTTCTTGTGTTCACTACAAATATCAATTACGGCCCTCGCTCTGCTTTTATCACTATTCACCACCTTTCTAAGTAAGTAAAACAGTTTACCGGTCTCCTCAATAGGACACTTGTCATATGGATCCCAACGATCTCGCCATACCGTCCTATAAAGCAGCTTGTCATATTCACAAGGAACCATAATTCGGTGAGGAACCGTTTGCCTTTCAAATTCCATAGTCACCAAAATATCATTCCTGTGCCTAATCAGAATTCCCTGATCGATGTATTGCTCAATCTTCGGATACTTGGCGAACCTGCTAAAGACACAATGCTGTCTTGTAAACTCTGTTTTGTTCTTATAAAACCCGTTAGCAATGAATACTGGAATATAATCGCTCCAGGTATCGCCAGGCGTTGCAGAAAGCAAAACCCACTTGTTCTTTCTTGCAATGTTAAGGAACGCCTTTGTCCAAGCACCGTATCCAACAACTCTCTGCTCGTCAAATATAAAGAAGGCTCCATACACTTTCTCGTACTTCTTGATGTTATTCCAAGAGTCGATGGTTACTTTGACGTTAGTCGTATTAAACCAACTGACTTCTTCGTCCCATTCAAGAGAGTCTCTCTTCTTAGCGGTAGTGATGATGTAAAGATCTCGAGGCTCTCTCATAGGTGAAGTCGATCCTTTTCCGTTTACCTTCATCTTTCCTTGGCAGACGAAAATATAATAGTAGGCAAGTGCTGTTCGAGACTTGCCCGTTCCAACACCGCCTACTAAGATGCAGCCGTTCTTCATTTTCTTTATGGCTTCAATCTGATGATCGTAAAGCGAGATAGCCATCAGTCATCACCACGCATTACAGAAATGAGCTTTAAAATATCATTCTGGCACTGCATGTAGCCTTTAGCCCAAGCAGGAAAGTCACATCCAGGAACTGACGGTATCTCAATTGTCCGGTTCCTTATGATCTCAATAATCGTGTTGAGCAATTCCTTGTTTTCCTCTTTCATCGTTGCTCCTTTACTCGTCATCGTTAAACGATTCGTAATATCTTTTCTCGATATCGTAAGGCTCTTCTGTCTCGAAACGCTCTTCCGGAGTTATATAGCCGCGCTCACGATACCAGTCTTCTCGTGCTTGTCTCCTTTCTTTGCGTTCTTCTGCCTGTTCCGCCAACCTTTTCTGTACCAAGTCGCGAACTAACTGGCTCATGCTCTTTCCGTCTTCATCAGCGCACTCAACCCAATCAGCCCATTCACTAGGATTAACGCGAACAAGATGCCCCATTTTTCGTGTTGTTTTATTTGCTGGAGGTCTTCCTTTTTTTGCCATTGCGTCTCCTTTCACAAATTCGCATAATTTACATGTTGCATTTGGTCGTTTTTAAACCCTCAGAATTTTGAGTATCTGAAAGTCAAAAACTTTTTTAAAATAAATTTTTTTTGAAAAACTTTTTGAATTATATATACTCAATATACTCAAAAATACTTTTGAAACCCGCAAACCCGCATGGTTGACACGTTTTTCGGGGTTCACATTACAGATACTCATAATTAATTATGGGTACACAAAAATCGAGGTTTTTACATATTTTTTATGCGACGCCATTTTCAGTCTCGATTTACAGATACTCATAATTATTTTGGATATCCATTAATCCTCTCAAAAGCCATGTCAATTTCACTAATCAGATAGTCACTTTTTGTGATTCCGTAGTGCTTCGAGAGAATATCAAGCTTACACAAAGTAGCCTTATCCACCCGAATGCACAGCTTATGATCTCTCCCTTCTCTGTAACTGCCTTTCTTAGGACGACCGGTTTTAGGCTTACCGACCGGAATCATTTAAGCAAGGATCCTGTATGGCCATCCCCGAACTCGGCTTCTGGCACAGCTCATAGTCAGCACGAATCACCGAAATATCAAACTTAAGCTGTTCGATTTCGTTTTGCAACTTGCCAATCAGCGACAATAATGACGACATATATGACGAGTAACCGTTCATCACATCGACGATCAGTTCAGAAACTTCTTTCTTTTCTCCCATACCTCTTCTCCTTTCACTGCTTAGTCGTCTCTGCTGGCAGCCACGATTGCCATGGTAAATACACCGATTAAACTACCTACAAAGAGACCTGCCACAAATATAAGTACGCCCATTATCGATCCTTTCTTATGTGAAATGCGCTTACGAACCCTATAAGAAACAGCAACCCATGACCTACGATATTAAGAAACGCCATCACGCCACAGATAGTTATAATTGCCGGCCACAAAATAGAAGCCAAAAGATAAGCAACCGATTCGTCAGGTTTCGTCGGCTCCTCATACATGCTAAACAGCACAAATGTTACTATGATCCCTAAAATATAAAGAGCTGTTAACATTGCTCACTCTATCCTTTCTATGACTTTCTTCAATTCTTCTAAAATATCACCGTTAAGTTCAACCGTATTCTCCCAACTGGCAAGAGTTTTATTCCACCCCTCAATCGCTGTTTTCCATCCTTGATCCATAGTGCAATTCGAATCGTGAAGTTTCTGTATAAGTTTCATGTCGAGCTGGTGAATGGTTTTTATTTCTTCCCTGATTGCCATAATATCTGTATAAATAAACCAAATGGCCGCTAAGAATATGGCCGCCATAATTATAAACAGCACTGTATAGTTCATTACTTTCCTCCATAAAAAGACCCGGAGAATTAACCCCGGGCCAAATTTTAAAGCCGTAAACAATCGCTACAAAAAATATAATTAGAATGGTGCCTCTTCCTCAGCTGCTTCCATGGGAGCTCCGTACTTTTCGTTCATGCGTCTCTCTAAGTAATCGTCCTCTTCGTACACGTCTCTCTCCTGAGTTACGATGAACAGCTCATCGATTACCGGAATGCAGTCAGGCTTTCTCTCATCCCACTGATACAGATGGAACTTAAAGTTCATCTCAGCGATCCGGGCAGAGTCAATCAGGTTAAAGCTCTTCTGAGCGACGCTAATGGACGGTCCACTCTGTGTTCTCATCATGACTCTGGGCTTCTCGACTTCTTCATAATACTCTACGCCGGTCTGACGATCTACCCTGCGTACATTTCTGGTTCCCGGATACGCCTTGAACTGTACAGAATACTTAAATCTCTGCTGGAGCTCGTTTGCCAGCTTCTTATTCTGCATCAGCTCTTCCTGCATCTGCTTGATGTACTGACTCTCCGATTTGGACTTCATGATAATATCATACTCGGATCTAGGCCCGTTAATTACCACATGAACGTCCTGGAATGCCTTAAGGATCTCCATATCTTCGTCCACATACTCTCTAAACCACAGCGTGATATAGTGAGCCGGCTTCTTATTAGGATCGTAGTAAGGACTACGAGTATTGGGTCTTCCCTCCATGTTCGAGTAGCAAATATCATCCTGAGTAATCTCCTCAAGGTAAATGCCAAATCCGTCGGTTAATTTGTTCTTTCTTTCTACCAGTTTCATTTCTTTCTCCTTTCAATCTCAACTACAAAATATCTAGCATCTCTCTGCAGATCTTTTGCCAGCTCCTCGTCAACAATGTACCCGGCAACACTGCGACTTTCCAAATCATGAACCTCATAGTAATAGTCGCTAAAGAGCGGAGGTTTATCGTGTAACATCACGCTCGACCACCTTCCCTCCTAAAAACTTCTCAAGATCAGTCATTTCAGGATCAGGGAGTTCACCAGTATTGATCTGATCCGCGTTAATTATCATGCCATCTCCGTCCATGGTCAAATTGTCAGCCGTTTCTCTCTCCTTAGCAATTGCTTCGATCTCAAACTCCAAGTACTTCCTAGCCTTATAGAGGTCTAAAAGAATATCATCCTTCCTTCCAGCACGGGAGATGTACTTAACAACGCATCCTAAGTTGTAGTTAAGTCCCCAGTCACGAATCACATCTTTGGGTTCATACTTCCTTCCAAACGTGTAATGGTTAGGACTGTTCACCAGATCCTGCTTCAGATCCGTCGCTATCTTCGCCATACTCCTCAATCTCCTTATCAATAATCTTAATGATCGCCTTTGTCTCTGCTGCAGCCTTAAGCGAGAGTCTCTTAAGTTCGTCATCCTCAATCAGTGACGAGAGCAGATTGTAAATGTTCATCTGATTTGTTAACGTTTGTCTTTGAAATATCAATTGTCGCGCTTCGAAGTCAATCACTTTCCATCATCCTCCTCAATCGGTAGACTTTTAATAAAGTCTAATAAATATAAATAGGTGCTCGTTGAGATATGAGGCCGCTCTCTTTTAGCAGCCTCGATCATTTTCTCCTTTCTTACGAGCCCTTCTTCTTCTTCGGTTCTATTGGATCCCACGGTAATTCCACCTCCTCTTCGTCTGTTTCTGGCAGATTCATAAACTCAGGAAGCGGCTTTGGCGGCATTATGTCAGATACGAACCAGTCATAGCTGCGATCTTCGTCCTTGCAAACAGCGTTGATGTCATCGATTGCCTCGTTTACTTTTGAAATATAATAGCTCTTATCGATGAGGTTCTCTTTACCATATGCTAAGACGTTCTCTGCCTCTAACCATCTGTAACCGGTTGTACCAGTCGCAGCATATCTCTTGCCATCCTGAACCCGGTATAATACTCCGCCGCCACCTCCTTTAACAATCGGAGTAAACAGGCCAACTCTTCCTACGAACTGCAGGTCGTGATGAGTCGGTGCTTCATCAGAAAGCCTCTCAACAAGCATCTCCTGCTCACTAATAGCTGATCTCTCTGCCTGTTTGTCTACCATCTTTTTAAGTTTCTTGATCGCTTTATCGAGTTCGTCATCAACCGGCTCTCCTAAGTCCTCGTTCATGTCCAAATATAAAGCTCCCTGCTGCACGCTCATAGTTTCGCACATGTCTTTAAACAGAATAGGCTCCTTACTAAAGAGCGTCTTATACACAAATGGAGACTTGCTCTCGTTGAACTGTGACGCCTTAGCGATGTACTGGCCGTCCTCGGTCTTGGCAATATAAGCAGCATCATTAAGAAGACAGAATTTCACGAATACGCCCTCAGTTTCGAACTCGTATCCGTATTCTCTACCGAACTTAATTACGAAGTCCTTGATCTCGTCCGTAGCGTTGGGGATCTTGATCGAGTCGGTCTTAATGTGGCAGACCTGATAGCCCCTTTTCTGAACTTCTCTCTTTAAAAGAGTCATGAACAGAGCGCCTCGCTTAGCCACGATGTTATCTTCGTTACGATCGTCTCTAAATTCGTTCTTAAAACCAGCCTTTGTAAGCCCGTAAATCGAGTTAATAACGATCTTTAACGCTTGGGCTAAGCCTGCAGCACCTTCGCTACTCAAATAGGGCTTTAAAGCGCCGTTAAGCAGGTTTCCTGCCGTCTCAAAGTCCTTATGTTTAATTGCGACTCTACACTTAACGATTCCCTCAAATATCTTTGTATACCTTGGCCCGAAAAGTCTCTCGGCAATAATAGAATGCGGGTGCTGAGACGAGATGTCTCCGTCCCACACCCAAGCATACATTCCAGGCTCTGAGTAAACTCTTCCTCCTTCTCCGATCACTTCTCCCAAATATAAGCTCTTTCCAAGGCCAACGCGTTCTGTCACTTCCTCGTTGTAGTATTCGGACCTCTTTGAAAACCCGAATTCATACCCCGGGAAAAATGGCAGAATCGACCAGCCTTCAGGAAGAACCTCACCTGGAATATAATCTCTGTACTGAGGCAGTCCTTCAGCATCGAACACCCTGAACTTATAGTCCTCTCCGAACTTCTTTACGTATTCCTCATACTGGTCGGACCCAACGGGAAGAGCCATGTTTCGATAGTTAAATTCGCTTTGAGGTGTTTTGTTGCTCCCAAATATAATTCTCTTAGAGAGGGTATTGGTCGTATCGTTAACAGATACCTTAATCATGCAGCAATCAACTCCTCTCCTTTCGTTTCTTCGTGAAGCAGCTTAACAAGGTCTACCTGAATCTCACGAGCCGTAAAGTCGTCTTTTCTTGCATTAAAGACAGCTTCTGTAGCTCTTACATCGTTCTCACAGTACTCTACGACCTTGTCCATCATGTCTTCGGGAACTGGCTGGTCCCACGGAATGCCCATTTCCTGATGATGAATATCAAGCTTAATCTCCCACTTCTTAAGACCCATCTTCTCTGTGCTAAAGTCATATACATCCGTGTACGATAAGTCATAAGCCTGTGAGAAGAAGCCTCTATGATAGTTGATCATCTGCTGCGAGAGGTCATAGAGCTGCTCATTAGAATATCCAAGGGATGCCGCGTAAAGTATGTGATTGTCGTATCCCCTACAGTTAAAGCCTACGAGCTTGTAGTGAAAGAGCTTTTCAACATCTTCCGGAGCAGGATTGACCATATGAACGCATGACGGTGATCCAGCATACTTCCATACGATGCAGAAGAAGTTAGAATAGACCTCGCAGTCAAAGAAAACTAACCGCTCGTCTTCATACTTCTCTTCCTCATCCGAAATATCAATGCTCTCATCTTTACTCTCAGGCTCTTCAGACTTAAATTTCATCTGACTTACGGTATTAAGGCACCGATCTGACTGATGCGTCGAGTTCAGTGCGAAGTTTAATACCCTCTGCTGCATGTCGGACACGTCATACGGCTTTCCTGATTCGTACATCTGATCGAGTAAATGCTTAATATAGTCGACCGAAGATGTCGTGTCTGGATGGTACTCTTTATGGAGATTACGTATGATCATGGTCCGGAGCATTTTTTCTGACTTAATTCCGTCCCAATTAACCATTTTTGCCTCTCCTTTCAACGGCAAACCGGTATTTATTGTTGCGATCGGGAGATTGTTACACTTACTAAGCTGTCTTCTAATCGACGCATTACCAGTAAACACCTTAATTTCGATGTCTACGTCAAATATCCGTGACAGCTTACTTACATCTCCGTCATAAAAGTAATAAAGATGGATACCGGCACCGGATCTACTAAGTTCCCCGTAAGTCTTAGGCCACTTTCTAGCAGCTTCTAAGTTCTTCTTAGGATCCTTTTTGCCTTCTCCATCTTTAACATCAAAGTCCGCCATGATAAGTTTTGTCTCACCCGGCGGATTTACATAGTGTAGTTTACTTGTATCGAGGTCTCTTAAAACCGTAGTTACATGTTTCCAACTTTTTTCAGGAGTCCCGTCTTCTTTTGCGTATTGAGCGGGCCAGTTTGCGAACAGCTCATCGAAGATTGACTCTTGCTCGGTAAATATCAGCCACGAATCCTCAGCTTTTTTCTCTGATTCCTTCTCTCCTTTGAACTTCACCCGGAATTTTTCAGATCTAAAGCCTTTGAATGTCCGCTCTTCTTCGTCGTATTCCTTAAAGTAGTTCTTCATTTCGGTCTGAAATATCCTAAATGACGTAGCATAGGCATTTGCAAAGTCACAATACTCCTTGTAAAGTGCCCATCCACGAGAAAGGTCCATCTTATCAGCCTTCTTAAACTGTTTATAATAGTACGAAACGAAGTCATAAAAGTCGTTCGTGGCTGCCATCATCTCAGTTGGCGTATAAGTGTCATAGTAACTCTCGCCTAAGTCCTTATAAACCTCAAGACAATGGTACGCAATGGCTCCGAGCTCGAACTTAACCTGATTAATAAGCTCTTTGTACTTACTGTAGGTAACTTTTTCTCCGGTCGGCTGAATATCAATGAGTCTTCTTAAGATTCCGCTTTTCGCTTCTGTAATCTTCACCGGTTTATTGGTACCCATAAACAGAAAAGTGTTGAACTTGGCGGTATAGATCTTGGTATACTTGGCGTTTACCTCCATTCGCTCGTGAGAAACGATGGAGTTAAGCTTCGTATTATCCTCAATTTTACTGAGGTCACCATCGTGCTGAATACTAACCAGAGGATTTGACTTAAATGACTCGAGTGCAAATGCATTGTTTGCGCTGGCCAGCTCTTTTGCATTGAACACCGAGGTATACCCGTCAAATAACCACTGAATAATGTTAAGCACGGTCGACTTTCCTGTTCCTGCTGATCCGTAGAACACCTCGAACTTTTGAATGTGCTTTGCATCGCCGCTAATAATAGCTCCAATGGCCCATTCGAACTTTGTCCTCTCTTCCGGAGAATATAAAGTGCCAACAAGCTCCTCATACGCAGCAATAGACCCCTTCTCAAGTGGATAAGGAAGAGCCTTTGAAGCGTAGTCCTTCTTGGTTACGTTAGTGTTTGAGAATATAATTTTCTCGTCAAGCGCCGTATAAGAGTCACGCACCTGCTTCTGTACATACTTATGCCATGTATCAAGCGACCCGGATCTTGCACTTTTCATAAAATGCACTTTGATGACGCTCTCCGGAAACTTTTCTTTAAGTTCATCGCCCTTTTTTGTAAGCTCTTTGTCAATAAGTCTTATCGCCGTCCGTTCTGATGTCGACCAGAAGCCTTTGTTTTCATCCCAGACGGCATAAAAGTCACCTCCACGAATCATAAGATCCTGTGAATCAATGTCGGTTCTAAAGTCCGGTTTAAGAACAATAGAACCAAGCTTTGGGAAAGAAATATCAAAGTCAAGGAAGTCCAGCATTCATTGACTCACCTCCATTCTTATGTGTCTTTTTCTTTTTCATCCTTCCAGGGAAATATAATGTCGGCTGCATACGGAAGCCCCTCGATCCACTTGCAGAACTCTCGCCACTCGTCAAGCTTGTGATTCCGGCGAGACTTGTAGATGTTAGCCAGGACCTCGTAGTTCAGCATGAGCATCGACGTCTGCAGATATCCCTGAGGCATGAGTTCCCTAATTGCAGTAAACAATCTTGGATCTTTGGTCTCATTGTATTCCTCTCGCATTGAATTTAACTGTTTTAGCAGGCATTCCCACGTGTATGCATACTGAAATAAATCTTCATGTTCAGAATGCTTCATTTCGTATCGCATACAGTTAGCTCTTTCCGGCGTTATTCCGTAAACATTACTTAACTCGGCGCTTGTCATGCCGTTGATTGTTGCATCAATATAAAAGCTAGATCTCTTATTTAACGGTATTGACTGACAAAACCGTTTCCATTTAGTATAAGCTGCATGAAGACTGCTAACGTTGCTTGTCAAACCAGTTTCTGATGCTTTCTGCATGTTTTCCTTCGGTGTAACCCACTCAAGGTTTTCTGCAGAGTTATCGCCTTTGTCACCATTAATGTGGTTAACTTGTGTTGCGCCTTCTGGCCGAGGACACCACAATGAAGCAACAAGTCTGTGCAACGAGACGCAGTTTTGAGCGCGACCAGAGAGTTTTACAACGGTGTACCCTTGAGCATTTTTCCACATGGTTGCTGGTGCATCTTCAAACGCTCTGGTTCGTCCCGTACCGTAAGTGTCGGTGTACTCGAACGCTTCTCTTATTACTTTTCCGTTTTTATAGACTCGGTACGTTCTGCCATTCTCGGCTGTGTACGTTTTGTATTCGTCAGTTTCATACGGAAAATGTAATTCATACTCTTTTTGTGGAAGCGGGCTAAGTATTTCGTAGATACGGTCATCGTTGAAACTAAAGTCGTTAACCGTGTATGGCTTTGCAGTTCCTCTGTGCATGAAACTACAGCTGTTTCTTACAGTACCAACTTTATAAGCGTCAAGCTGCGGCCAGAAATACAGTGGTGCCTTAATATCAGCCCAAACTACGATCATCCTGCGGTACTTAGCGTGATCTGTTCCTGCAAGAGCAAGCTTTCTAGCCAGTTTGAGATCGTTAGGACCAATCTTAAAATCAATACCATCACGAATAAAAGTCTCAAGGCTAGCAAGTCCAGAATCGCTCTTGTCCCACGAGCTCATGGGATTACGCATTCCAAGGATTGCTGATCCCCATCCGGCGATCTCATTTAGATTTATTGAGATCATTTTTTGTTTCTCCTTTCAAGAAATTATAAATACGCCTACACCGCCCGTCATATTTGCAGCGGACTGTGGTATGCGCATGTCTCTCGCAGCTAAAATCCTCTGTGACAAGTCTATGCTCCTCCGCTTCGAACATGTCACAGTCCTGACAATACTCTTCAATCTCCAGAGATATCATCTTCTTCCTCCTTGCCGTAGTACATCTCGAAAATATCCGGTGGCATCACTTTCTGAAGTCCCTTTTTGATCTCAGGGTCTTTCAAAAAGTCAGGATTCTTCATCATCTGAAACAGTATGGGTGTTATCGAAGAATATAAATAGTCGTTGATCTTCTTAAGAGCCATCGTGTTCATTTCAATAGCGTCATGAACGTTCTCAATCGCAGCCATCATAGACAGATCAATTTCCGCCTGCTCCGGATCGGTCTTTTTTCTTTTCTTTATTTTGTTTTTCAAATTTCTCCACCGGATCGTTTTTATGAAATCAACCATGTTTTCTCCTTTCAGATGTGGACTACCTCATTTTTCTTCACAATGTCAATGAGCATATCGGTTGAGCCCTGGTTGTAGCCCACACAGTAACCGACAAAAGTAAGTCCAAGTCCGAGACCCACTGCGGATACAATGTCGACAATCTTCCTGCAGTTACGACTATAAAAGTTCTTAATTTTATTAAGCATGTTTTCTTCTTTCAACACCAAATATCAATAGTTCTCAACGAGGTACTCGCCCATCTGATCCCAGATAGGCACTTTCCTTTGATCTACTCTTGTTCTCTTTAGCGGGAATGCTCCTCCACTGCCGTTTCTTTTATAAGTTCTGCCAAGCCATGTCTCGATAATGCTAACGACCTTGCCTTCGTCGTACATTGAGTTGGTCATGTCGGCTAGTCCTAAGTTAGCGATCATTTCCCAGAACCACTTTCCGGTATTGTTCTCACCAGCTTCGCCCATAATGTCACTATCAATCCGAATTGATAGAGCTACCATCATCTCCAAGATGCTGCACGGCAGACGCATGGCGCCTGTAGAGCGTAGCTTTTTCTCATCCTGCAAATATAAAAGGCGGAGTCTGATACCATCGTCCGCCCTGTTTGCATCTGTTTCTGTTCGATTGCTCCATACAAATTCATGATCAAAAAGGAACTTAAGCAAACTGCTATAGTCCCTGGCGTCTACGAACCGGTATGGGCTAATCTTGCTTACCAAATACTTAAAATATCTTTCTCGATCCATCCTAGTCCTTTCTTTTACTCGGGATGGCCGTCGTAGAAGCTACCGAAGACTTTCACGATCTCATAATCACAGCAGCGCTGATCGTTTCTCACGTAAATGTGGTCCTCATCGTTGTCAATGAAACCGTACTTCGTAAGAGCATCACCGATCATGGACTCAATCTCGTCAAAGTCGGCAACTTCTTCCTCGCTTTGATCTTCGCCAAGAGTCAAAATATCATCTTCGGTGTAATAGATTAGCGTCTGCGTTGTATAGTGCGGCTCTGACCCGAAGTCAGAATGTTTAATGATCCTCGGTTCACGGTGCTTTGCCTGCTGGTGCTCCTTAGTCAGGACCGATCCCTGGTATTCTTTTTGTGTTTCCTCGTCATCATCCCTTGGGTGCTCGGATTCAGCCGGATCCGTATCGTCTTCCGGTCTGTAGAAGACGGTGTAGTCAATCGGAACCGCTTTCTTGACTCCACCACGGACAAGTTTACCCTCTTTCGGGGCACTAGACTGGTAACTCTGAGGAATATCTTCATCTTTTTTCTCTTCTTTAGGCTCATCTGCAATGTGTCCTCTTTTAACGAGTTCTTCGTAGGTCAGCGCGTGATGATCGTAGTATTCCTTCATTTCTGCGATCTCGTCATCTGCCTTCTTCTCGAACTTCTTCTTCACGAGAATATAAGTAATGCCAGAACCACTGATAGCCCCGGCAGCGAAGATAGCCAAAACCTTTATTAAATTGTTAAACATGGTTTTCTCCTATAAAATGGATGTGAAAACGTTATACAGTATCGTCAAAACGATCCCAGCTATCAGGATCTGTGCAAGACCAATACTGATAGCTAAGACCAATTTAATTACTGCCCAAAATATAAGGCAGCTTAAGATGAATAACAGCATTTAATCTCCTTATGCGCTTGCAAGTCCTGCTCTGCCAAGAACCGGCTTCGCATCGACGTTGAAGTCGAGCAGAATGGATCTCTCGGTTCCATTGACAAAGTTCCTTGCGGCAACGCTTTCTTTGTTAAAGATGCCAAAATCGACATAATTACTTGACCCCATGGCTTTAGCATATGCCGGATCTTTATAGTAAACCCAGCCCATGATCTGACCGGCCTGAGTTTTCTCCATTTCGAGCATCTCATAGACCTCGTTTAAGAACAAATATCCACGAGTCTGCAGTCTGTGATTGGCAAAGTTCTGCTTAAGCTGAAGAAACGTTCTGTTACTCTCCGGGTTCTTCTCCCAGTTAGGATTAGACTCGTCAAAGAATTTAGCGTAAGTCGAGTAAGTTACTTTTTCACCTTCTACCTCTTTGACTTCTCCGTCCTCTGTAGTTTCAAAAACATCAGAGGAAGCCTTCTCTCCTTTAAGTTCGGAGAGTTTATCTTCTCCAAACTCCTTCACGATCTCCTCTTCAAGGTGCTCTTTGTCCTTAAGAACTCCGGCATACGCTGCTGCCATAGATATAAATCTCTTCTTAACGATGCCGTGAGCGCCAAGGAAGCACGTGAAACCACCGATCATAAGAAGCAAAGTCGGTGCGTAACACTTTACGCCCTGCCATACGGTGTCAAGATACACGCTTTTGCGATACTGTTTCACGTCAATATCAGCGTTCTCCCCTGCTGTGCCGTTCGCCTGCTTCTCCTCAATCAGTTTGAGCTTGTCAAGGCGCTCATTGTGCTTCTCGATCACTTTCTGGAACTTAAGTGTTCCTTTGCAGGCAGTAATAACGCTACCGATCATCGAAAGTCCGCCCATTGCGAGCAGAATCTCCGGACTGTGATCCTTGCCCCAGAATGTGATTTTGCCAACTGTGCTAACAATTGCTGTTTTGATACCCATTGTTTTCTCCTTTCGCTTTCTCAATTCTTTCCATAGCAAATATCAGTGGTCGCTGAACTTCTTTTCGATCGAGGTATAGATCTTGCCGACCGACTCGAGATTATTGTTGAACTTATCCAAGACGTTTTCTAATTCGTCGTGAAACTTTTCTGCTGCTTCCTGAGTGGCGTCTGCGATTACACGCTTCTTAACGTCACTCAGATCAATCCGCCCGACTCTGTCTTTGACCTGCCGGGTCACTTCACCCTTAATGTCATCGTACTGTTTGTTGATCTCAGTCTCGATCTGGGCCTTAAAGCTCTTTGCAATCTCGTTGCTGGTCTCTTTAGCAACTCTAGCTACGACGTACTGAGCTTCCTCCTTTACTTCGCTTTCTACTGCCTCATTCACGAGCTCTGTTGAAATATCAACTTCGAAGTCGGAATCGGCGATGTCGTCAACCGCCTTATCGAGTTTCTCACACACCTTCTTAAGTCTCTTTCCGGACAGGTATGCATACGCTGCAGAGCAGATTGATACACCCACACAGAAAATATCAATCGCCATCCTCACTTCTCTTCTCATGTTTTCTCCTTTCATTTAAGTGATACCGGCTTCGGCAAATCGAGCCAGTAGCCACTAGCAACCCGCTTAATCGGGACATTGTCGAGGTTTGTCCAACCCCATTTATTGTCCATGTAATCTGCTCCGGCCTCTTCTGTGCAGTCTAATGCGTCGTAAAGCTCTGCTACTGATACGTTTCCGTACGTAGCGATCGCATGTCTGAGCGTGTCTAAGAGATCCTGAGCCGAAGCTCTATCTCTCATCACAACGTCACGGAACGAAAATCTCGGAACACGTTCGCTCTGTGTCGGCTGTCTGCTTTTAGCTGAGTAGTCGTTATATGGCGTCGTAGTAATTGACCTCACGAGGCTGTTTGTAAACGTCCGCTCCGAGTATCCTCTGCTTCTTCCTTCACCAAGAAAGAGCTTTTCGACACCGCCAACCAAAATATCAACAATGAAGTTACGGATCGTGGGGACAATGAGCTCCTGAACCAGCGACTCTTTAACCGTTCCTAAATCCTCCGCAATGAAAACATCTGCGAATTTTCTCATCGGGGATTTTTTCGGATTCGATACAAAGCCGTTAACCTTCTTGATCGGTCTTGTCTGTGGCTGGTTTTCACCTGTAACCCTGCTTATCTCACTTCGAACCAGGTCGTCTATCATGTCTTTCCTTTCCGGAGAAAAATATAAA